CCACATACAGACCGGCATCAATCTGTTTGACGACCACGCGCTCGGTGAGCTGCACGTCAATCGCGATATCGTAGGAACCATCATCGAGCATATCGGCCTTAAATTTAAAGCCGGTCTGCTGCTTTTCGGGTGTCGCCATGATGTCCGGCTGGTTCTCACGCAACCAGGCCAGAATGGGCACAATGATCAGATCGCAGTCCTGGGCAAAGTTGGTGATCAGCAGTTCGACCTGGTACTGATATTCGAACGACAGTGAACTGGCTAACGTGGAAACGATGCGGCCATTGTCCACAAACATCCGCAAGGTGTCGGGGCTGGTTTGCAGAACCGGCACGGCGTCAGTTAACGCTTTTCGCAACTGGGCGGGCTTTAACACGGTGTTCCTCCTGGCATTGTTTGACCGCTTCCACCTGGAGGCCGCAGGCTACCAGCTCGGCCTCCAGGTTTCTGACGTCACTGCTTAAGTCGCCGTTAGTGGCGGGTGCGCTTGCCTGTATCGGACAGCTCGTCACCGCCGGACAGCCAACGTAAATAATCTGCGGCGTTGGCAAAGGCGGGACGCGCGTGCATCCGGCCAATACCGTCAGGCAGACGAGTGCTATACCAGTCGCGCATTTCTTGATTTTCATTAAGTAACCTTTGAACTGTGTATTCACGGACGCGTGCCTGCTCACCCGCCCGTGAGAGCTGGGTGCGCAGGCTTTGTTCCTGGCGTTCCCGCGTCACTGCTTCATCGTTCAGGCGATTAATGGCGTTGTCGCGGCTTTCAATACCGGCGGACAACGTGCCGATAATGCGCTGCGCCTGGTCGGCTTCATCATGCAGGCCACCAATACGCCAGGTTTGCAGCCCGGCCAGGGCAAGCGACGCCAGCAGTAACAAAATTAAAATGCGCATCACAAACCCCGCAGGCAGTAGGCCAGTTCATTAGCGCGGCGGCGCTCCAGGCCGGTGACGCGGACACCGTTCACAAACACCCATCGTGGCAACTGTTCGCAGGCGTCCCGCCATTGCCCTTTGTTGATGAAAAACGCCAGCGTGGATTTGCAGGCCGCCGTCACGCCGACGTTAAACGCAAACGATACCACGGCGTCGTACACCGGCTGCGGCATGGCAACTGGCATACAGCGTGCAATGCCTTTCTCCACCCGCCTCACGTCTTCCACCAGGTTAACGGCGGCCTGACGTTCGCTGATGTGCGTCTGCTGCCTCACGCCTGAGGTGTGCCCGATGCCGTTTGTCCAGACGCCCGCGCTGCACTGATAGGCGGACAGGCGGCAGCCTTCAAAATCGGCAATCAGTGCCAGACCGTCGGCGGACGTTTTCAGGGTCTGCGTTTGCGGCAGCAGCGCGGCAATCGCAAGTACAGCGGCGACGGCGCAGCGTCTAACGATTGATGGCTGCATTAATGTCTCCCCTGACGCCCATGGCTTTCAGCAGGCGGTAAGTTTTGCGCCGGTAGTACCAGTTCACCAGGAAGGTCGCGACGCCGACGCCTGCCCCTACCAGAAAGGCGATATCCTGCGGTGACATTGCGCCGAGCCAGGCAAGGAAGGCCGCGACGCAGTAACAGATAAACGAGGTGATGCGCTCCATGGTCATCAGTCCCAAAGTGAGACGGTTTCACTGACTGCGGCCTGAGTAATATCCGGCAGTTCCACCGCGTAGCCATGGGGCAGAATTGCCCCCTGTGCGGCTAAGCCAACGTTAGCCGCGTAAACTTTTTCAACGACCGATTCCGTACGCCCGTAATACCGCCAGCAAAGCGAATCTACGGTGTCGCCCTGTTCGGCAGTGACTTTCATCAGAGCAGACCGATGATGCAGTGAGACACACCGGCGACGTCGCTGATTGCATTGCGCCCGTCCCGCCATAAATCATCCACCGTACTTTCCACGATCTCGGCCTTTTTGCTGCCCTTGTCCGTGGTGTCGTTATTCGGGTAACGCTCCGCCAGGAAGGCCGCCGCGATAGACGCCACGGCGCGCTGATAGGCGCAGACCTTCACGCTTTCATCATCAATCTGATCGGCAGGAACATCAGCCAGGCGTTTAAAGCCCTGCGAAATCTGCGCATCACGAAAACTGAATAGCTCGGCATTCACTTCGGTCATGGCAAACTTTGCGGCAGTTCTCAGCCGTTTAGCGGTGACGGTGCCCTCCAGGCGCAGCGTGTCGCGCAGCTCAACCGGATCGACATCAGGCCAGAAATGGGTGTTTTTAATCGCGGGTTCCGTCGCGGCGTCCGGCTTTGGTGCAGGTACAACAAGGGACATAATGACCTCTGAATAGGTGGACGGTGGACACCAGCGTTGAACGAGGTCACTGACCTGTCGTGGCTGGCGTGCCGTCCGGCGCGGGGCGCGTTCTGTTTAGCCGTTGGCTGCCTTTTTGATGGCTGATTCCAACCGCTCAATGTCTTTTTTAACGCCGCAGTTTGCATTCAACTGAAAAGCACGTTTCAGGTGTTCCAGGGCAAGCGTGGGTTTCTCGGCTTCGCGGTATACATAACCGGTGATCTTGTGCAGCTTCGCCCTCACCTGATCCGGCATATCCTGGGTTTCCGTCAGTTCCATCGTGGTCATCAGTACGTCGAGGCTCACCGGCTCACCGGCAGCATAAGCGCGGGTGCTCATATCGGCGATTTCCTCAACCACCACATAAGCAGCCGGACGGGAACCAAAAGGCATAGACAACTTGTGTTTCAGTGCATAGCAGGCGATTTCCAGCGCACCAGCATAATCACCGGCGTCAATACGCCAGATCATGACGGTCATCAGGATGGCATCCTGTGCGCCTTTGCCTTCGGACAGCACGCCATCCACCCACGGCACGTAATCGGGCAGCATGGAGCGTTTCAGCTCCGCTTTCTTTTCGGTGCTGTGTGTCTTTTTCAGGGTTTTCATGTCTGCATTAAGCTTTTGCAGCAGCAATTCATAGCCGGTGGAATGACGCAGCAGGCGGGGATCCTGCTGCGCGGCCTGAATAGCAGACTGCCGCAGCAAATGCTGACGGGCAGGGCTGGTCATGGCTTATTCCTTCGGTTCTTCGGTTTCGGTTGTTTTGCCTGACGCGGCGTTGATTGCGCCAACCAGTGCCGCAGTCAGTTCGCTGAAATCGGCTTTTTCAGGCGAGGTTTCCGCAGTGGCGACAATCTCGATGTTTTCAATCAGAGCACCGCAGCCGTAATCTTCCACCACGTAATCCTCATTAATAGATTCGTAGTTTTCGATGCGGTCACGCTTTGGCACCTCCTCAATGTGACGGCGGTGTGTGCCGTCCTGCCAATAAATAGACAGGTTATCGAGGCGGGTGATCAGCATGGCATTAGCAGGGAAGCCAGGCACGCGGACAGCAGGCAGATTGCCGATACGTTTTTGACTGACAATCAGGTCAGCGGCCAGCGTCTCTGTGTTGGCCTGGTTTTTATTGACCAGCGGGAAATACTTGTCAGCCATCAGCTTACGACCGCAGATCACTACCAGGTCAGTGTCGTCCTGATAAATGGGGTCAATCAGTTCGTTAACGGCATCAAAAACCACCGCATCCAGATTTTGATAGGTGTTGTCACCCCCGACTTTGACCGGCGCAGCCGTGGTCTTGCCGTCAGCGTCAGTTTTGCTGCCCAGCACGCGCTGCGGTGCATTGAGGCGGTACTTTTGCAACCAGCCCACGCCGACATCCTGCAAGAGCGGATTCTGAATGCGGTTTGATGTTGGTGCGCGGGCAACACCGTTAAAGCCGACCAGGATACGATCCAGCGCCTGACGCTTGATAATGGCGTCACGCAGACGGGTCTGGAAATCGTTATAACGCGCCCACAAATCCAGCTTGTTATACATCCAGTGAAAATCGTAGTTAGTCTTGGTGCAGTGGTATTGCTCCTGATCCAGCTTGGTGAAATCAGCCGTTTCACGCTCGTCACCGCCGTCCGTATTTGCCGTGCTGGCAATCGTGCCGGTCACGCCAACGCCCACTTTCGCCCCCATCATTTCGTCTACCGGAATGATGTTGATACGGGTCAGAAACTCTGACGATTCCTGTAAGCGGGTCATCAGCGTCTGCGTGACCGATGGCTCAACGTTAAATTTTTTGCTCAGCGTATCAGGCTCAACGTTGTTGAGTTTTGCGAGCTGGGAGAGGAACGCATTAAATTTAAAGCGCGTTTCTTTTTTCATGACCTGTTTCCTAATGATGAATTCAAATGTGATGGAGTACGGGATCAGCAGTCGGTGACTGTTTCGTCTGCACCTGCGCCGCCGGTTGCCTGCGGGCGTTTTCCAAAGGTGTGCGCCGGTTCTTTCTCCAGCTTGCTTTTCAGCGCGCTGAATTCTGTGTGGTCGGCAGAGGTGGATTGCTCCAGGGCATCAAGGCGCTTCACCAGGCCAGACAGCTTTGTTTCCTGCTGTTCCAGACCGGCCTGAACGTGATCGGCGACCTGAGCCACAGCGTCATGCACATCAGAAAAACGGGCATCATCTGAGGCAGATTTGCGGGAAAATGCTTGTTTAACACGATCAACCAGAGACGGACGGCTTTCGATTTCCTCAAACTCCAGCGTGGTTTCCTCTGCTGCGGTAAAGAGGTTGTCAGCGTCCTGCTTGCGTGCTGCCAGCGGGTTTTGCTGCGCCTTTGCACTGAATTGCAGGTACTCGGTGCCCAGGCTTGCAGGGCTGTCGGTCACAGCCAGGCCAATCAGATAAGCTTTGCCGGTGTCAGAGAATTTCGGATTCACTTCAATGGAGGTGTAAACCTTCTGACGGGCTTTCACCATCGACACCAAATCCGGCGTAGGGTCGATATCGGCGTACAACGCCAGCTTGCCTTTCAGCGCGCCGTCGTTAATTTCTTCGGCAGTGACGCTGGTGACGTCGCCATACATACGAAATGCACTATCAGGGAAATAGCCTTTGATGTGCTCCATATTGATGCGAGCGCCGTAGACCTTCGGGTCATAGCTCGCTGCCATCTGTTCAATCCATTCGCGGGTGATTTCACGCCCGTCGGTGGTTGCACCCTCTACGCAAATACGAAAGCGCTTTGCTTTAACTGTCATTTTTTCTGACTCCAGTCGGTGTGTACTTCTGAGAAATCCAAGTTTCCCGACTCACGTCCGACACCGCCAGCCGATGCGGGTTGATGCTTGATGGCACAACGTGGGCAGCGCGAAAAGCCGCAGCCCAGGCGGTAACGTGACGGCATGAATACATCAAACGCCACCATCATCAGCGACCCGCGCCGACAGGCGGCACTGCTTTACTGGCAGGGTTTTTCTGTGCGGCAAATTGGGGAAATGCTGAGCCAAAAAACGCCAACCGTGCAGAGCTGGAAAACGCGGGATAAATGGGAAGACATCGCCCCGATTTCACGCGTAGAAACCAGCATGGAAGCGCGGCTGATCCAGCTCGTCATGAAAGATGTTAAGGAGGGAAAGGACTACAAAGAGATTGACCTGTTAGGCCGACAGATTGAACGCCTGGCACGGGTCAACCGGTACAGCCTGACCGGCAGTGAGGCGGACTTAAATCCGAACGTTGCGAACCGCAACAAAGGCGAAAGGAAAGCGCCTGAAAAGAACGTGGTCAGCGATGCAGCCATTGAAAAGCTCAGTGATATCTTTATCAGTGAGTCTTTCGAATATCAGCGCGGATGGCACCGCGCCGGACTCCAGCATCGGATCCGCAACATCCTCAAATCACGCCAAATCGGGGCAACCTTTTACTTTGCCCGCGAGGCGTTTATTGATGCGCTGACCACCGGACGCAATCAGATTTTCCTGTCAGCGAGTAAGGCACAGGCGCACGTTTTCAAAAACTACATTATCGACTTTGCCCGCCAGGTGGATGTCGATTTAAAAGGCGACCCGATTGTGCTGCCGAACGGCGCGCGGTTGATTTTTCTTGGTACTAACGTGCGTACCGCGCAGAGCTACACCGGCAATCTCTACCTGGACGAATATTTCTGGATCCCAAAATTCCAGGAATTGCGCAAAGTGGCTTCCGGCATGTCGCTACATAAAAAATGGCGTAGCACCTATTTTTCCACGCCGTCGAGCCTGGCACACAGCGCCTATCCGTTCTGGTCGGGCGAACTGTTCAACAAAGGCCGCCGCAATAAGTCCGACAGGATTGACCTGGATTTGACCCACGCGCACTTGGCAAAAGGTGCGCTGTGTGATGACGGGCAGTGGCGGCAAATTGTGACGGTGGAAGATGCACTTTCAGGCGGCTGTAACCTGTTCGACCTGGATCAGCTGCAACTGGAATACAGCCCTGCAGAATACGACAACCTGCTGATGTGTGAATTTGTAGACGATCAGGCGTCGGTGTTCCCATTCTCTGAATTGCAGGGTTGCATGGTGGACAGCCTGGACGAGTGGGAGGATTTCGACCCGTATTTGGTGCGCCCGTTTGCTTATCGCCCCGTCTGGATCGGTTATGACCCGTCACACACCGGCGACAGCGCAGGCTGTGCCGTGGTTGCGCCGCCGTCCGTGCCTGGTGGCAAGTTCCGCGTGCTGGAGCGTCACCAGTGGAAAGGCATGGACTTTGCCGCCCAGGCTAAAAGCATTGAAGAGCTGACAAAACGGTTTGTCGTGGAATACATCGGCATTGATGCCACCGGCATCGGTCAGGGTGTTTTTCAGCTTGTTCAGCAGTTCTTTCCTGCTGCCAGAGAAATCAGCTACAGCCCCGAGGTAAAAACCGGTCTGGTACTGAAAGCGAAAGACACCATCAACTCAGGCCGTCTGGAGTACGACACAGGTCACACCGATATCACCGCCTCGTTTATGGCAATCCGTAAAACCATGACCGCCAGCGGAAGCCGTGCGACCTATGTCGCCAGCCGCAGTGAAGAAGCCAGCCACGCCGATGTTGCATGGGCAATCATGCACGCCTTAGTCAATGAACCGTTGACCGCTGCCAATGGCGGACAAAGTCCTAACATCCTGGAGTTTTATTAATGAAATATTTAAAAGTAACACCTAAACAAATCGCAGCATTACGAGCAAAAGTATCCAGCGAGCTTTTCAGCTATCAACGTAACTGGCTAAATGCGGGTATATATCAGCGCAACCGAATGATCACAAAATGTCGACAGCTTGGTGCTGATTGGGCGTTCTCGCTGGAGGCTTTAATTGATGTTTTAACAACAAAACGGAATCAATACTTTATCGCAGACACTGATTATCAGGCAGAGACAACCCGAAACTATGTCATTGCTCACCTGAAATCTGTGGGGGTCAAGGTTTCAGAACTACACGATTTAACCTTCAATGGCGGATATAAAATTGAGTTCATCGACAAAGAAACATATTTAGCGGGCAAATATGGCAATGCCTATTTTGCTGAATTTGCCTGGTCAGAACATCCTGATTTGTTGATTGGTACAGCCTCCTGGCTTTCGAAAAATGAACGCTATAGGCGTACTTATTACACCACCCCCAGCCATTCACTTGATGCTTGTCACTTATGGGACGGTACGAGCGTAAAACCCGTTTCGGATGATACATTCCGTTCCTTTGGTGGCATGAGAGGAATCGATGGTATCTGGAGGCAAACGGTCACAATTGATGATGCAATTAAAGGTGGCTGCATCCTGCTGAACGCGGAAAAACTCATTACAGAATTTTCGCAGGATGATTATGACATGCTCTTTATGGGGAAATGGCCTGGTCTGAAACCTTTAGTCAGTGGTGTGCACAATGGCTAAGCGTAAATATCATAAAGCCAATCAGACTATGACAGCCCCCGCACAACAAGGGGCAGAGGTGTTTAGCTTTGGCGACCCGACGCCGGTTTTAGACCGCCGTGAAATTTTGGATTATCTGGAATGCACTGGAAATGGGCGCTGGTACGAACCGCCGATCAGCTTTGATGGCCTGGCTCGCAGCGTTCGCGCTGCGGTACATCACAGCAGTCCGATGTATGTGAAGCGCAACATTCTCGCCTCAACGTTTATCCCGCACCCGCTGCTAACCCAGCAGGAATTCAGCCGGTACGCGCTGGATTATCTGGTGTTTGGGAATTCATACCTGGAGCAAACTGATAACCAGCTAAATGAACCGCTGCATTTCAAAGCCAGCCCGTCAAAATATACGCGTCGTGGCGTGGATGATGGCGTTTACTGGTTTGTGCAGCCAGGACAGGATGCGCACCAGTTCGCGCCTGATAGCGTGTTTCATCTGATTGAACCGGACATTAATCAGGAATTGTATGGCCTGCCGGAATATCTCAGCGCGCTGAATTCTGCCTGGCTCAATGAGGCCGCCACGCTTTTCCGTCGCAAATATTATCAGAATGGTGCTCATGCTGGTTATATCTTGTATATGACAGACGCGTCTCAATCCAGCACTGACGTCGATAAGATGCGACAGGCCATGCGAGACAGCAAAGGCTTAGGCAACTTCCGCAACCTGTTTATGTACGCGCCAAACGGAAAGAAGGACGGCATTCAGATTCTGCCGCTGAGTGAAGTCGCTACCAAAGATGATTTTTTCAATATCAAGAAAGCCAGCCGCGACGACTTGCTAAGCGCGCACCGCGTTCCCCCGCAGATGATGGGTATTATCCCTGATAATGCGGGCGGTTTCGGTGATGTTGAAAAGGCGGCAAGCGTGTTTGTCCGTAACGAGCTGACTCCATTGCAGGAACGAATGAAAGAATTTAATGACTGGTGCGGTCAGGAAGTGATCCGTTTCAAACCCTACCAATTAAATTAAATCTCAAAATAATTTTTTAAGCCCCGCCAGTCGGGGCGATACTTTGGCGGCTCAAACCGTACAGTAACCTTTTCCCACTATATGCAATACTCCTCATAGCCATAGCTAAGGGCTGCATTCGCGCTTTCAAATATCTGCTCAGGCTTTCTTTGCCACCCCGCCCCCTGCTGATATCGCAGGATTTCAAATCCGTCAGAATATGGGCGGATGAGGTTCGTATAATCGGAAAAAAATTCCTGGTCACCAAAACTGGGTATACCTTCCCCTGGATCCAGAAATACAAACAAAGCCCTAATCTTTACTCGCCTCATTTTCATCCCCTCCCCATCAGAGCGCTGCAGCGCCATTCTAAGAGCGTCAATTCCCAAACACGCCCCAACTCACCCACCTTGAGAAAGTCGCTCAGGATTGCGCTGACGCCCCCGATTTTATGGTTCCAGCACCCTCTGCGCGCAATGCTATCCCCGCCTCGCCTGCCCGCTTTATAGGTCGCTTTTAATGCAGTTGCATGATCCATTCGGATCCTTGCCAGCACTGGCGGGAGGCTGCATTTTTCTGGGGAAAATCATCATGCAAAACAATGCACCTAAGGAATGCACGGGAAGACTATCAGTACATTGGTCACATTTGATAGAAACCTTTGATATAATCACCTATTGGATGAATGCAGGCATGCTCTTAATTGCGGCAGCTTAAGCATCATGAGACAATGGGCTCATTTTTAGAATACTTTGAAAAGTATGGGTGGTTAGATGGACGACAGGATTCTTGAACACGAAGCAATTAAACAGCTGAGCAAGAAATCAGTACGTAAGCTGTTCGGGGTTCATGACATACCACGAGCCAGCTCTCCATTCCGTTATCCTGGAGGCAAGGATAAACTTACAAGTTTTTTAGCTATTTTTTTAATGCATAATAAGCTTAACGGTGCAAGATTTATAGAGCCATTTTGTGGTGGGGCTGGTGCCTCTCTTTCACTTCTTTTCGGCGGGTATGTTAAAGAGATTCATTTAAACGATAAAAACTATGCTCTTTATTGCTTTTGGGAACAATTGCTTAATAATACAGAGAACTTATTGGACGTTGTTTTTCAGAACAAACCCAATATAGATGATTGGCATAAGCAAAAAGAAATATACCAATCAAGTATCACTGATAAAGATAAGTATTCGAAATTAGAATATGGATTTAGTGCGTTTTATTTAAATCGCGCTAATCGTTCGGGTATTTTGGGTGCCGGACCTATTGGTGGGTTAGATCAATCCGGACAATATAAGATAGATTGTAGATATACAACATCTACTCTTATAAAAAAGCTCGAAAAAATTGCTGAGATGAGAAGCTCTATATATGTTTATAATGAAGATTGCATAGAGTTTTTAGAACGGTTTAATGATGTGGAAAGTTTTAGCAATGATTTTGTATATTTAGATCCTCCTTATGTAAAGGAAGGTAGGAATATTTATTCTAAAAACTTTTGTTTTGACTATGATAAACATAAAGAATTGAAGGATTACATCGTAGCGTATAGTAATCGCTGGTTGATTTCTTATGACGATCACCCGGTTGTGCATGATTTGTATTCAAAACATGGTGCTCGTGCAGTTGAATTCAGTTATGTTATGAATCAAGCAAAAATAGGGAAAGAACTTATTATTGCTGATTCAAGGCTCAGAATGCCAGAGTCATTATTTACTTCTACGAATACGCAATTAGATATTGCCAATATTAATATGATAAAAACAAAAACGGCCTGATACTAGGCCGCCTCTTCTTGCAGATTTCCTGTTATATTTATTACATATTCGCTGATGGTCTGAATTTCATCACATCTTTCAATTAATAAATCAGGTCTGGACTGCATTAGTTCGACTCCAGCCCTTAAATAAGACGGAAGTCTTAACCTATGTAGCACTGCACCAAACTCATTTGCTACAACTGATACCTCTCCACGCTTAATGTCTTCATCATCACTCTCAAAATCAAAAGGGATAACAATGGCATCTGTAATTCTAAAAATTCTTTCGTTGAGCCAATGTGTTTGAATTGACTCAATGTCAGATTTTACGGATTTGGAACGCCAATTGTTCCCACTTGCAACTTGGGCGAAATAAATTATTTTGCCACCAGGCATTCTGTCAAAGGGGTTTGCTTCTTTCCACGAAATGACATCAACACCAGCATCCTTATGGGGACGGCTTTGAAGGTACGCATTCACTTCACCAAAAGGCTTGATTGTACCTTCCCCAATCCTTGCAATAGTTCGAGATAAGCACTCATGGAACTTGCTACCGTCCGGCCTTGGCCATCCAAAGGAGACACTATGTCCTTGGACAAATCCAGCCAAAGCAATCGTGGCTGCTATTTGCAGCAAATCCCTTTGAGCACCAGTGGTATCTGGCAGTCCACTGAATAATCTAGATTTAGCTATATGAGAGAAATAAAGGCAATAAAGATAGGTATGTTGATCTATTGCCAAATCCTGTAATTGTGGTTGGCTAAGTTCAATACACTGCGATTCCTCATTGAACTTGAATGGATAACTACTGCCTAATATTAGCTGACGCTGGTTATTTTGGTCTAGTATACGTTGGATTTCATTTTCTACTTCCGCATCTTCTTGCGCAATGTCACTTGTTGAGAAACTCTCAAGGTTTTCGAGAATGTTTCTTAACTCAGAAATGCGAAAAGTAAAGTATGGATTAGAAAGGCATGAGAATTCTACCCAGTCTAGCTTAACTTGAATGGGATGATTTTCTGGATAGGGGAGTAGTTGCATAAATCACTCCTCTATCTGTGTTATTTGAAAAATGACCTTACTAGTCTTTTTCTTAAATTGCTCTATATAATTTAGGGTTGATTCGTCAAGTGTTGTTGTTCTGTCCAGTACAGATGAAATAGTGTCTAACTGCTTATTTATCTCTAGAAATGCATCTTTTATATGTTCAAGAGGGTCACCAGCTTGTTTATGCAACTCTGATAAATTGTTTACACCTAACTTGAATGCATCATACGAAATTTCATTTGCTAAAACCTCGCCAAAATATTTAAGGTCTGGGTTTTGAGAGGAGATTAATGAAACTTTTTTGTCCTTTTTATAGCCATAAAGTCCCACGAGAACGTCTTTTAACTTACCGAGGTTTCTTTCAGGTACAGGATTTTCATTAAGAGTAATATTCCAATCTCTATCTAATTCTAAAAAATCTCTATATTCGCTTCTGTTAAGGGCAGTGTAAAGATGAGAAAAGGAAAATTTAGCAGACATCTTATCAGTTTGGATGTCATATATATCTTTGTTTTTTGCCTGTTCTAATACAAACATTGCACTAACAATTGAGCGAACTGTATTATTGCTGTCACCTAGTTTTTTGGTGATATCATCAATCGTCACGCCCTGGTCTCTTTCGCTAATAAACCATTTATATGCGAATTGGGCTTTAGAAAAAGAATCCCATTTGTGCGGGCCATTGACATGTTTGAACCCTATAAATGAACGAGCCTCAGACTCATTATTTACAAGATATACAGCAACTTCCTTCAAGCTATCTATGACGTTCTGCGAAAGCACCTTGGGAATAACAACTCTGCATTTCTTAGCTAACTCAGGGTCACAGAGTAGCTTTATGGCAGCTAAACGCCTGTTACCCTCTAATACAATAAAATCGTTTGCTCTCTTCATTATGATTAGCGGTTCGATTGATAAATATCCATTCTCAGATATAGATTTTATCAGTTCGTCCAGGTCTGCTGTGTCAGCAAGAGCCTTCACTAACTCATGAGATTCAGCATTGTCACCAAAGCTTTTACCATTGTAAAGTCTCGGGTTTTTTGGATCGAGCGCTAGGCAGTTAGGGGATATCTTCCCTATAGAAAGTGGTACTAAATTTGAGTTGTCCATGTTCCCATCCAGATTTTCTAGGCCAGAGTGTACATTCTAGATTTTTTTTGACTTAAAGCCATGATTTTTCTGATGGGTACTGGTTAGATCATGAGAGTGACCTGCCCCCAGGATTAGATACAACGCTCACTTAGTAATGTCGGATCCTTCACTATCAGAATTACCCTTTCTCCAGGCCGCCGCAAATTCAGACGGCGCCTGATAATTCAGCGCGGAGTGCGG